CCGCCGGATCCGCCCATGCCGAGGAACCCCTCGCCGCCCCCCAGTTTGAACGTTCCGATTCCCCTCACGAGTGACGCCATCCCGTTGATCAGTTTGGTGAGGATGTTCACGATCGAGGTGAGCACGGGCAGCGCCTCGGTGAACGCCACCTTGAGCGCGCCGAACCAGTCGCCGATTGCGAATATCAGGTTCTCCAGCGCGCTCCCCCAGGCCTTGAACTGCTCCTCGTTGTCCTCGGCGAGGTAGCCGAGGGACTCGGCGTTCCTGCCGAAGATCCTGAAAATGGCGAGCAGCGGGCCCTTGAAGGTCTCGCTGATTATGCGCGACCCCTCGCGGAACTTCTCGAGCGAGTTCTTGAACTGGTTGAACGACTTCATGAACGACGCCGACGTCCTCTTGAACCACTCCGAGGCTCCGAACAGCATCGGCAGGTACTTCCTGACGAGGGTGACGGAGAATTTCTCGAGCGCGTTGCCTATCGTCGTTATCGCCGGGAACAGCTTGTTCTTGCCGAAATAGGTGAACTCCGGCGCCAGCCTCGCCAGCACGTTGCGCACGTTCTTGAATAGACCGTCGAGCACCTCGCGGGTGTCGTTGAGGAACTGTTCTCCGAAGTCGGCCATGTCCGTCGCGAGGGCGACGGTTATCTGCTTGAACTGCGCGACGAGTGTCCCCTTCATCGACCCGAACTCGCCGCTGACGCCCGCCTGCTGGGCGAGCTTGCCGCTCGCCATGGACGCCATGATGCTCGCCGCGTCCTTGCCCTTCGACTTCTTTATCGCCTCCGCGAACTCCTTGCTGACCCCCGACGCCGCCGTGCTCGCCTTGCCGGTGACCTTGCCCTCCTTCTGCAGTATCGCGACGAAGTTCGCCATCGCCTGGAACGACTTGCCCTGGTCCTGCGACCTGGCGGTGAAGTCCATGGCGCCGGACAGCGCCTTGGTCTGCGCCCCGGTGACCCTGCCCTGCTGGGACATCGCCTTGTACGCCTGCGTCAGGTTCGTGACGCCCATCGTCGCGAGGTTGGTGTCGGTGTACAGTCCCCTCATCGCGGCCGCCGCCGCCCCGGTCGCCGAGCCGTAGACGTTGGCGCCCTTGTACTGCCATGCCGAAGCCGCGGCGTTGAACTCCCTGAACGCCGCCACCGCAGTCGTCGCGGCCACGGCCACCGTGGCCAGCGCGGCTCCGACGGCTCCGAGGGTGAGGTTGTAACCCTTGGCCACTATCTGGCCCGTCTTGAACAGCAGGTTGACCGACGCGAGCGTCGCCGCCGTTATAACGAACTCGGCGACGAGGGCGATCAATTGGAAGAAGAGCAGTCTCGCCGCCTTCTTGAAAAAACCCATCACCCTCGCGCCCGCGGTAAGGTTCTTCTGGAGTCTCTTGCCGGAGTTGTCCAGCGCCGAGAATCTCTTCCTCATCGCGGCCATCGGCTCGTCGGCTTCCCTGGCCGTCCTCGACATCCGCCTCGTCGATTCCCTGAACCTGTCGCCGGATTCGCTCGCGCGATCGGCAGCCTCGGAGAACGCCTGTATCTCGGCGAGGACCTGCGCCATGTCGCGGCGGTTCGCCTCGAAATCTATGCGTATTGTGACTATTTCGTCGGGCAAGATCGGCTCCCAGCAATCGGGCTTCCCGGACTAGCCAGAGTTATCCGCTTCTTTTCGTTCCCTCTCGCGGTCCGCAGATATAACTTTAGCACAGGCGTATCTGACCAGCCACTCGTGCAGCGGGGAGTCAAGCAACCTGACGGGGTCCGTACCCCATAGCTCCCCTAATCGAGCGGCGGCTACGACGCGGTTGTCTTCCGACAACTCCTCGATTAGTTCTTCGTAGGGTTTTCCGTTGACTCAGCCTGGATCGTGTCGCCGAAACCGCAGGCGTCGATGATCGCCAGCGCGGCGGCCTCGACGTGCGCGTCGATGCCGAAGAATTTCTGCACGCAGTCCGGGATCGCCTTGTCGGTGCCCGTCATCTCCAGGATCGGCTTGGATGCGAACCCGACCGGCCACGAGTCGTCGAGGACCTCCTCGCCCTGCAGGAAGACGCCCTTGGTCGAGTGGGCGACGACGGTGCAGGCGAACTTGGTCGCGTCGAGACCCTTCTGTGTCTCGCTGCCGCACTGCTTCTGCCAGTTGCGGATCTGGGCTTGCGTTAGGTTCGGGCTGACGAGCAGCTTGACGCCGGGTCGCTCGGGGACCTCGATGTACACCCTCGGTCTCTCCACCTTCTTGGCAATGACGGCCTTGAGCTGGTCGAGCAGGGTTGGTTCTTGAGCGTTTGTTGGTTGCATGTTTGCTGGTGTGATTTCGTCCATGTTGGAAACCTAGCACGTCGCCGCGCCACGTGGCGCAACCCCCTGTTACTGACCCGGGATCAGGTGTACACCATCTCCGTCGGCTTGCCGTTGACCGAGAAGGTCATGGCGAAGGTCGCCGGGGCTCCCGACGAGGCGTCCCCGTCCGGTTCGGTGAGACCGACGAGCAGACACTTGGTGTACTGCCTGTCGGGCTTGGCATCGGCGACGTCGCAGTTGGCGTAGTAGATGGTGATGTCGTAGATGGCCCTGCCCACGTGCTGCCTGAGGACGTTGAGCTGGGGCCTGTCCGCGTCGGAGTAGTGACGGGTTACCGTGACGTCGCCGACCTCGGACGGGGCGCAGAGCAGTTCCGGGAACTTCTCCCCGCCGACGTAGATCTTCTCCACCGCGGCCGTGATTTCGCCGCCAGAGACCTGGGCGAAGAACTCGCCCATGTCGGGGAAGGGTGACGGCGTGTTGCTCGGCTGGATCTTAGCCAGAATTTGCCGTTGGGTGTACTTTGCCATGTTTTTTTCCTCCGATTAGGCCAGAGATGCGGTAAGGTTTGACTTGCTGATCTCGACCTCAATCGTTTCACCGAGCGACGAGACCCTCAATCCGACGCGAGCCTTGACCGTGCCGGTCGCCAGCTGTGTCACCGGGTTGAGTTGTTCGTTGACCGTCACCTTGTATCCAGGGTCGATCAATTTTCCGCTATCCGTGTAGCTCGGGTAGAGGGCTCCAGCCTGAGAAAGTGGCTCGAGGATTCCGACCAGCGTCGCCTTGACCTCCCCGAACAGCGTCCCCCTGCCGTCTATGACGCTGAAGACGAGCCGTTCGAGCCTTGCCTCCGCCTGCGAGATGACGTAGTTGACCAGTTCCTTGGCCGTGATGAACCTGTAGTTGTCCGTGTCCGAGGACGCGGACCTCGCTCCGTAGATCCTGATGTCTCCGTTGATGACCCTGATCGGGTTCACGTAACCGTCGTTCAGGGCGTTCGCGTCGGCGTTGGTGAGAGTCGCGAAGGTGCCCTTGGCGAAGTCGGCGTTCGTGGAGATGCCTGCGTAAGCCGTCCACGGACCTTTCTCGTTGTGCAGCTTGGCTCTCTTGCCGGCGACGTAACCCTCGCACGGGCTGGAGAGCATCAGGCCGTTCCTCTCGACCTTGATCCACGGGTAGTACCAGGCGGAGAACTCCGCGCCAGTGTGTCCGGCGAGGTCCCCGGCCGTATCGATCACGTCGTCGATGTCTTCGTCCCTGTCGAAGCCGAGGATAGCTATCCTCGAGTTCTCGGCGGCGTGCTCCATGAGCGCTTCCCACGTGTCCTCGCCGTAGACCCCGGGGGTGCAAACGGAGCCCGTGCCGAGCGTCCTCACGAAGTAGTCGAGCGCCGATGCCACCTGCGCGTCGGTCGGGGCCGCGCCGGCCAAGCCGCCCGAGAACGAAACACTGGCCGCCACGGCTGGAATTCCCGTGCCGGCGCCGGCAGCAGCCGTCACGTACAGTGAGGCGACTTCGCTGTTGTTGATTTCCTCAACGGCGTCGGATTGGTTCGTGAGCACCGGGGTCGAGTAGACGACCACGTCGTCCAGGAGGATTCTGATCCTGAAGGTGGAGCCGGCCGTCGGTTGCGTCACCTCGGCCTTGAGCTGTGTGTTCGCCCATTCTCCCTCGCCAGATGCGGTGAGGGCGAGGACGGCCGCGGGCGTCGCGGCGGCGTTGTTCAAGTTTGCCGTCGCCGCGGCCGCGCCAGTGCCGATTGCCCTCGACACATAAGCCCTGGAGCCACCTTCCTCAAAGAAGGTCTGGAGGGTTTGGTGGACGTACCCCGTTGCGGTGTAACCGCCGTAGATGTCCTCGAATTCGGCGAGACTCTGGACGAGAAATGCCTTCCCCTCCGGTCCGCGGGTCGTTACCCCGGCGACGAATAGGGTGGATGTCGGCGAAACGGTGAGTGACGACGGGCCGGTTACCACCGACGTCGATAAGACTATTCCAGGCATTTACGATCCTCCGTTGTGGGGGTTTTGCTCAATAGGAATGATAGCATTCCGACTGCTTTTCAAACTACACGTTTTTGAATTAGTCATTTTTCTCGGTAGTCTCGTTGTGTTCGGGTGCGGTTTGCGGAGCTGGATCGGCGGGTTGCTCCTGCTGGGCGACCTCGCTGGTCTCAGAATCCGCGCGGGCAGCAGTATCCCCTGCCGAAGCTTTGTCTTTTGGGTCGGCCTTCTTTTTCTGCTTCTTCTCGGCCTGCTCTGATTTGATACCTCCGTCCAGGACGGCCACGTTGCCCCTGGACACGGCCCTCTCGAGCGCCTTGGAGTTTTTCTGGACGTACGCCTGCTCCCCGGGGTTGAGCCGGTGCCCGTCATCGGTGACTCTGACCGTGATCGAAGTGACGTTGCGAACCACCACGTGTGACGATGGAATGTCTGTCTGGTCTGGGCCGTCTGATCCTGAGATCAAGATGAATTTTTCCATTTAGTCCTCCGGGTCGGGGATGCCGTCGGTCAATTTTACACTTTCCACCCCTAGGTCCGTGCCGACGTAGTCCGCGATCTTCTCCCGGACTATGGGCTCCTCTATTTTCAGCTCGTAACCGACGTAGGCTCCGGCGAGGTAACGGTCGCCCTTCAGCAGCGTCAGTTCTGAGTACTCCTCGCTGATCGTCGACTCGTCAATCACCGCCTGCCTCTCCGGATTCCTCCTTTTCAGGCACGGATGATCCATGAGGGCGGAGCGGACCACGACGATGAGCCTGTCCCTCATCACCGTGACGGACTTCTCCCCCTCCGTCCTGGCCCACACGTAGGTCCTCATGTTGTAGGACACCTCGTACTCGGGGTCGCCGTACCTCATGTGACCGACCCTCGTGAATCCGCGACCGGACAACGAGACGGTGATTACCATCGGCCAGACGTCCATCGTCGCCGGTTCGTAGTCCAGGTACTCGGCGGGGTCCGGCATCTCGTCGTTGGAGGCCCCCCAGTAGTTCCTGTACTTGATGAGTCTCCTCGGAATCTCCACTTTCAGGTAGTCGTTGACGAACTGTTTCGCGAACTGCGGTCCGTACATCGCCTCAAAAGCGAGCGTCTCCGTCATCTCAGTTCCAGACCGCTCACGCCGTGATTGGCGACGTACTTGGCGAACACGCTGCCGACCGCCTTCGCGAAGCCGGGCCGCTCAAAGACCAGCCTACGCATCGGCATCTTCGTCGTTCCGTACTGGTGCCACGTCGAGTACCTGACCTTGTTGCCGAACTCAACGGAGTCGTCCGTTATCTTGTCCGTGCTCAGCCCTGTCGTCAGGCTCTCGAAGAGCCGACCGGTCGCCTGCATTGTGGGTTTGCCCGGGTATCTCAGCGCCTTCCACGCGCCGTAGGCCGGGCTCAATGGCGCCCAGCCGCCAGATGGGAGACCGTTGCTCAGGAAGTTCTCGGCGAACATCAGCGCCACCTGCGGCTTTATGATCGTGATCGTGGGCGGAACGCAAACCTGCGCGCGCCCGTACATCTTGGCCATCATGGTGTAGACGCCGGCGAAGTGCGTGAGCGTCGGGTTGGAGCTGCTGGTGCGATCGTCGCCCATCTTGTGGATTCTCTTCTCGAGCATCCTTATTGACTTGACCGTCTTCGCGTAGCTCTTGTGGTTCACCTTGACGTCTATGCCGAGGCTGACCCCCTTGCCCCTGACCCCGGAGGTCCGGACGAAGTCGCGGCCGGTCGTGTCAATCGGGGCGGCCTCCCTCACCTTGTCCCCGGTGCTCTTGCGAGTCCTCTTTATTTGCTTCCTCCGCGGAAACAATTCGTCGACCATTACTTGGCGATCCTCCTGCGCCTGAAGCTCTTGAGCGCCAGCAGTTCCTTCTCGAGGAATCCGGTCTCAAGGGTTGACACCCCGCGCGTCGTAAGGTCCTTCACGCCCACGGTGTCGTCGTGCATGTTCTGCATCTCCCTCGTCGCCGCCCTCAGGATCATGAGCTTCAGGACCTTTAGCTGCGACCCGTCGAGACCGCCCGAGTACTCGACCGTGAGCACGTCGTTCGGGAAGGCGGCGTACACCTCGAGACCCCACGGGAGGACCTTGTAGTCGGAGCCTGTCGCCTCGACC